ATGTTTGACTTAGTTAATCAGCTAAACAATGAACAATGTGTAGCACTATTAAGAACTATATTTTATAGCAGACCAACAGAAGTTTACGTTGGAATGTATCCTAAAAATAATTTAAGAAGTGTTGAGATCAACGAACATATACCTGTTTGTTTAAATGGAACAATCATTCAAATTAATACGGAACATTCTTTTACAGAAGAACCTATTGATTGGGGGAAAGCAAATGATTAGCATTGAGGATCTTGAATCTTGGGTAGAAAAATTTGATAGCGAAGCAGAAATAGATTTGCTACTTGATCTGCTCAATAACAAAATAAAAATTGAATATATGCTTGATAGCATAGTCGCATACGCACAACAAGACTATGAGAACGCAAAATACTTTCGCAAAGAAATGTATCGCAAAAACCAAGAGCCATATTGCTTGGAATGTAAGTCTTTAAATGTGGCTACGCACGATCAAAACGGCAGTCCAATAACAGACTTCGCAAGTCGTAATGGTTATTGTTTTAATTGTAATGACTTTGCACAAATAAAGGGGGTATCAGAATGACAACAATAGAAATAATTAGCTACTCAATACTTTCAATAGTATTGATAGCTTTCATAATTAAAAACGAAAAAAATATAAGGGGGAAATAACTATGTCAACATATTACAGACCAACAAGGCCAATACCTTTGGCAGATATAAAGAACAGCAAATCTTTACAAGAGCAAGGATTTACTGTTGTAGAAAAAGATCGCAAAAGAACTAGATACTTTATTTGTGAAGAAAATTGTTTGCACTTTGCTACAGACAAGCAAGACAATGTCATTGATCTATTCCGTTATGGTGGCAACAATGAAGACTACATTTTAGATCCTCTTGCAGAAGAATTTAATGTAGCTTTCATTTCAGAATACGAGGATGAGTATGAAGACTATGATCATCCTGATACTCCTGTTATAAGCATAGCAGTTGGAGATTTATTTGATACAGCAAACAGCGAGGATATGTCAGATGAGTAAAACTTATGAAGTAATAGTTGATGTGGTTGAGAGCCATAAATTAATTATAAAAGCAAAAACAAAAGATCAAGCTGAAAAATTAGCTGAAATTAACGGATGTGATGGAGAGCCACACTATACAGAAGTCAACATAATATCAACAAAGGAGCTGAACCATGACGCAGTATAAAGATAAAGTAGATCAACAACGCAAACTCATTCGCTTGGAGGAATGGAGAAAAGGGATCAAGATGCTACTGCACGAACGCAAAAGCGAAGACAAGCCTTGGAAAACTCAAATCATATACAAAGATGATAGCGAACTTATCCAATGGTCTAACACTAACCATGAACAAAAGATACCAAGTCCGCACACGACAGAAGATCTAATAGACATGATGCAAATTGATGAACATGAACAACAAAGAAAACTATTTGATAAAAAAAGGAGAGAGAATGAGTAGAGAAATAGCAAAAATAATATTGCCAAAAGAAAAGTCTGATCAAGAATTAATATATGAATTACTAGATACCATTAAAGATGATGTATTTAGCAATCAATTAACACCATTAAATACACTATTTGAAGTGTTAATAAAACGATCAAACAATCGTGAAATTTTAGAAGAATATTTATCATAAGGAGAGAGAATGAACTACAAAATAACTAAAGATGTTCCTATCGTAAGCGACAGGAAAAAATACAGGAACGCAT